TTTTATCTGATATGTACTAGCATCAACTAAAGTTTTTAATACTTCAATACCAAAAGAACCTACCCACCCATCAGGAGTTTGTTGTAATAAAGGTATTCTTCTTACAAGATTATCAACATCTACTGGAGCAGACACAGCACCTTGAGCTGATACTTCTTGAAGTTCTGATATGTTCTGTAAAAATCCTGTAGCTTTTGGTAAGTCTATATCTGGTCCAAGAATAACAGTACCATGTGTTTTAGGATAAATATTATTATCATACTCTGGCATAGCTAATACACTAGGAGCATAGCTTAACATCTGTGCAAATATTTTATCTCCCTCAAACCTATCTGGTTGTGGAAATAAAATAACCCAACCTACTCCTAATGCACCTTCGTTAAGTAACTGTCTATGTATTTCTGCTAAGTCTTGTCTAGGAAAAGGATAGCCACCTCGTTCTTGTACATCTTCTTCTGTAATATTTAAGATTATAAAGTTACCTGATGGCTCTGGTGTTTCTACAAAAGCATCAAAGGTTTTTAACCTCATAACTTCTAAAGGTGTAACATTGAATAATAAAGGTAATGTTAATAAACCTAATAATAAACTAGCCCACTTCATTAATCTGTCATTCTTCTAGCATTTAAATTAGCTTCAATATAATTATGTATCTCGTCTAATTTTGTAGTTCCCTCTCTTACTATAGTTTGTAATGTAGCAAACTCTTCGTTTGTAAAATAAGGTTTTAATTTTTTAATATCAGTAGATGTTCTTTCTGTAATTAATTTACCAGCTCTGTTATATAAAAATTTATATCCTAGTAATGTTGCTTCTTTTTTCATATTAAAAATTCCACTAATAAATTTTTTAATAAAAGAACAACACCTACAGCATTTAAAATAATTAATGCTCTATCTTTCCAGATTAAACCAACCCATAACCAAGCAGCTACTCCTATAATTGATAGTATTAAATCAATTAAAGCCAAACCTTGTATACCTCTTATGGACATAGCTAATAAAATAAAAGCACTACCAATCCATTTAACATACCAAGACATGTCTCCTTTAGGAGTTGCAGATTTAAAAATTCTTTTTGAATTAAGAACTTCTTTTGGGTCAAATTTTGGTTTGTTCATTTAAATCACTAAAGGTTATGTTGTCTTGTCTACCTCTTAAACCTGCTTTCATGTATGTTGTTGCTCTACCTTCAAAGAAGTTTTGATGTTCAACACCCATGACTTCATCTATCCAACCAAGAGGATTTTCTCTTTGGTCATAGTTAGTTTTAAGTCCAAGTTGTAATAGTCTTCTATCAGCTATGTATCTATTGTAAGCATACATATCTTTCTTAGTTAATCCTTGTAAGTCTCCCATCTCAAACACAAGGTCTAAAAATTTATCTTCAAGAGTAACCATCTGTCTGCAAATTTCATAGAGTTCTTTCTTAAAATCATCTGTCCATATTTCTATGTTCTCTTGTATAAACTCTCTAAATAACTTT